CGAATCAATGGGACTCGTTCCTCACCATGAAGGAGCTTTACGAGGCTCGGCTACTCTTAAAATCGAAAGTACCGGTGGGGGAAGTTTATTAAAAAAGTTCACAGTTGCTTATGGTGGACCAGCCGCTCCTTACGCTTTAGTGCAACATGAGGACGAAGATTTCTTTCACCCATCCAAAAAGCGAGGCGGCACAAGCACAGGAATCCCCGGTGAGACTAGAGCCGCCAAGTATCTTGAATGGCCAGCTAAAAGAAAACAGATGACGCTAGTTCCGAGAGTTATTAAAGCGATTAAAAGGGTGATGAAGTAATGGCTCTTTTAGGTGACGTAGGAACTTTCTTAGCGGCGAATGTTACTGACACAACTTTAACGCTAGGCACGAATCTTTTTCTTGGGCGTATGCCCGACTCCCCTGATACGTGTGTCGCCATATACGAAACAGGGGGCGTTGCTCCTACAGATGTGTTCGGGGCTAATAGCGCACCACCTATTGAAAACGCTGGACTTATGTGCCACACAAGAGCTTCTAGTTATTCTGATTGCCAGTCGTTGGCTGTTGACATTATGAAAACTTTAAGCAAAGTAATAAACGAAACTTTAACGAGTACCACTTACTACAAGATAGAAGCCAACCAGTCGCCTTTCGGTTTGGAAAGAGATGACCAAGAACGAATGATTTTCTCATGCAACTTCATGGCGGTTAAGGCTCTGTGAAATGGATGACGCTTACGGAGAAAATAGAGCCGTAGTTGTACGGCAAACCCTTTTTCATGTCAGATGCACTAGCTGTAAGAAGCTTTTAGCTGAGATGGTTTCAACTCCTTACAGGCTTAAATGTCCTCGCTGTAAAGCAGTTAATTCCGTTGAGCAGAAATAAGCATCCCTATACAGATTCCTAATATCGCTATCGTTAAAGCTAAAACAAATTCTTCCATCTTTAGCTATTGGCTGGCTTCGTCAAGAAACCTAGAAATCATTTCCATGCCTTCAGCAGTATGATCTGCTATTAGTTTTTCTATTTCTTCTTGTTTTGCCCCTGAAGCGATTTTAGTTATTTCTTGCATTACTTGTGCCGCACTTTCTAACAGATGACAGAGGACACCAAGCTGGATTACTATATCTTCTTTTTCTCGGTCACTCAGTTCCATCTTTTCTTCCTTTCAGTATTCATTGATTGGATCACCGTCTGCGTCTACTTTTTCTGTTCCGAATGTTGCAGGAAACTCAAATACGTCAGCGTTAACGACTAAAGGAACGTCAGGCATTTCTTCAAACACCATTGGTTTCTCATCCATTGCAACAATCATTATTCCTGTGCCACCAATAAAGGGAGTTTCGACTGCTCCCATTGTTGTTAATACTGCTGGCATTAGTTCTTGCCATTCGCCGTGACAGGCAACATCAAAGACGAGTCGCCTGTAAGTCATTTCGTTACTCATTCTCTTTCACCCAATTCTTTACGAGGTCAATTACCTTTTGGTTAGCGTCATACGCATCAGGTATCAACGCTTTAGGTATCTCAACCGCTCCACGCCAGTTACCTAAATTCACCTGAACATTCCATGTGCCTTCTAATTCTAAATTGATTATTTCAGTCATCTTCGTGACACCAACCGTTATACAACGAGCCATCTATGTCACAAAGGTCACAGATTTTTATGGTCTTGTGTCCCTCATGGGCGCATCCTGAGAAGCCAACAGAATCGTTAGTCTCTCCGCACATATCGCAGGACTTCATCATCGCGGTCAATAATACCATTAGCGCCATCCTTCATCATCTAGTGGCGGTCTGCCTAAAGTTTCTCTAATAGCATCAGCTACCATTTTCAACATTGCTAAATCTTCAGCGTTGGAAGTATCTAAGCCGCCACCAAACTTTTCAGCAACATATCTTGTAGTCAAGACTCCTTCTTTAGCCATAACATAAGTCCTACCTATCTGCGACAGGGGAAGCCAAACAGTAACCACTACATAAGCGTCAGGACTACCGCCACCCATGAAACCATCATAGGGAAGCTCTGAGACAAGAACTGTGTATTGCCAACCGTCATCAGGTTGATAGTTGTTCACATGAGGCATCTGTCCGTTAAGAGCGCTCATCTTGTTCGTGTTGAAGTATACAAACACAATCTAGTGTGCCTTCATTGTCGTAACAGATTGCTCTGTGAGGAATTGGCTCCTGCTTTTCTTTAATTGGTTGCATCAACTCTCCTTTCCTTTAATAGTTTACGTTCCTTCTTCTCTCTGCTGATGCCTTTCTTCTTCATCGTTCCACATTTCTACTCCGCACCATTCAAGAATTACTCCTGCGAATAGGAAACCAAAAAGAAATACTCCTAATTCAAACATCGTTATCGCTCCTCAACTTGTGGGATAAGAAATGAAATTGTTGATGAGTGAGAGTGAAAAGTGTTTCGTGAGTTTGATGGTGCTGTTAGTTGCTGTGCTTCAAAAATGTAGCGTTCTACTGCTGACTCTTTACATTCTTTCAAAGTCGGTTCATATACACAGTTTGGAGTATGGTCGATGACTCTGTTATGACCATCTATTGTTACGCCTGTCCAAGTAACCATGTAGCTCCAGTATTTGTAACCCCATTCGGCGTAATCTTCAGAATGGTATTTAGCGCATTGGATGGTGAACCCATCTCCCATGTCTGCTTCGTAGAGTCCTGCTTCTATTTTCTTCCAGTTAATTTTCATTGTTATACTGCCTCCCATACGTGGGTGCGGTTGTTGTATACCGCTATGACCTTCGGCTCTATGACTTCTGACTGGTCGCTGTCATCTGTGTCTGTCTGCTTGCGTACCTGTTTCCGTATTGATGCCAATGCTCTTTCCATAGCTACGAAGAAGGCTCTATCTTCTCCACATTCTATTCTTTCGGATTTGCTCTCTAAGTGATATTCAAAGTCATCGAATATGTTTTTTAGTTGGGCATCCGTTACTCTCAGTGTCCATGTTGTCTTAGTCTTTCGTGAGACCTCATATTCACCTACCTCGTCATCACAGTTATTCAAGCGGTCTAGGTGGTCACTTGCCACCCATGCGCTAAATGTTATTTCCATTGGGTTCTCCTTTGTTTCTTTGTTTCCCATATATCCAGTATAACTCTAGATAGGGCTAGATAGACACCTTTTGCTAAAGAAATATCCCCTGTAAAATCAGGGGTTTTAAAAAAAATATCAGCAGAACAGACAAATGACAGAAGCTTTTTGGGGTGGTAACATACTTTTACCAAAGTGACCTAAGTGTCCTGTGTCCAGCGTGAACGGTGACAACGGTTTTCGCTGTGCCATAAAAGAAGGGTGAGTGATGCCGAAATATATTGTCACTGGAGGCGAGACTGGAACTTCAGGAATCAACTACAACGGCGAACGCTATGAAGCTGGTGAAGTTGTAGAGGTCGCAAAGCCTAAAGGCTTGTGGCTTATTGATGAAGGCTACTTGGCTTTAGAATCTGATGTAGTTAAAGAACGTGCAAGAAACGACAAGGGACATTATATCCCTGACGATCCTTCGACTCCTGATGTTAATGAGGCATTCGTTCAAGAAGAAGAACCACCTGCTAAGAAAACAGGAGGTAAGAAGTAATGCCAACATTCGTTCACGGTAAGGCAACTAAAGTTTATGTCGATGAGTTTGATATGAGTCCGTGGTTGAACTCAGCAGAAATGACAATGACTACGGACACAGCAGAAGTAACTTCTTTCAACTCAACTTCGAGAGCTTATATAAAAGGAATAGCTGACGGAACAGTAAGTCTTTCAGGCATGTGGTCTGCTGACACAGATGGTTCAGATGAGGAGCTACACGCTTTGCTAGGCAACGCTACGACTCCTGTAATAACTGTTGCTGAGAGTGGAGATGGAATAGGCAATTCGGCAATTATGGCTCAAGCCCATGAAGTTAATTATTCAATCTCTAATCCTGTTGCAGATGTTTCCACTGTCACCGCAGATTTCAATTCTTCAGCGGCTAACAGACCAGACTTTTATGGAATAAGAAGCGGTGTTCAATTAACCGCAGGCGCGAGTATTGATTACAACGCTTTAGGAAACTTAACTGGACACAATCACGGTTCACAAACAACAGGTGGTGGGATGGCTATTATTCATGTTCCCACTAATTCAATCGGTGGTGGCGCAACCACTATCAAAGTTCAACACGATGCATCCTCCGGCTTTGGTTCGGCGGCTGACCTCGTATCATTCACTGCTGTCGGGGCTTCGACCAAGACAAGTGAGCTAGTTGCAATATCAGGAACGATTAAACAATACGTTCGTGTTACTGCTTCAACAGCCGGAAGTTCTGGCTCAATCACCTTTATGGTGTCGTTAGCAAGGTTCTAGGAGGACTTAAATGCCAACATTCGTACACGGCAAGTCAACTGACTTTGAGCTTGATGACACAAGTGGAACTTCACGTTCCCTTGCGAACACGCTCACTTCAGTAGATTTTCCAGAAGTAATAGATACAGCGGAAACAACCGCTTTCGGAGCTACAAGTCGCTCATATATTGTGGGTTTGAAAGACGCAACTATTTCAGTTAGCGGTCTTTGGGATTCAACAGTAGACGGTTACATCATGGGCGGTACTGAGCCATCTACCCGCACGTTCATTTTCGGACCAGCAGGTAGCACAAGTGGCTACGTAAAATACACAGGCGAGTGCATACTCACCAATTACTCTGTTTCAAATCCTGTCGGAGACGTAGTTACGTACTCCCTTGACCTTCAATGCACAGGTGGAGTAACCAGAGGCACATACTAAATCTAACCAACTAAATAAGGAGTGACCATCGTGTCCATTAGAGAAAAAATACAATCTGCTGAAGATAGCAGTACCGAATTATACGAAGTCCCTGAATGGGGAGTGACTTTAGAAATCCGTTCCATGACTGCACGTTCACGTGCTGTATTCGTAGCTGAAATGGCTAGTGAAGATGGCACAATAGGTGGGGTTAATGATCCTGCCCGAATTGAGGGCATGTGGTGGAATGTCATTTCTCAAACTTGTTACGATCCTAAAACAGGGGAATTAGCTTTTGAAGATGGCGACCAAGACTGGTTGTTTGAAAAGAACGCCAAAGTTGTCAACGATTTAGCTAACGAGTGCATGGCTTCATCAGGGTTAACAGAAGAAGCGCAGAGTGAGGCGGGAAAAGATTTCTCGGCTTCGCTGACAAGCGCGGCAGACGAAACCCTGAGCGAAGATTCTATTTCAGATTAGCAAGGGAACTCGGCATGACCGTAGGCGAACTCCTAGAACGTATGAGTAGTGCCGAGTTGACTGAATGGGCGGCGTTAATCAAAATAGAGAATGAGGAGATGGCGCATAATAATAAGGTGGCTTCTTCTCGTTCAAGGGTAAGGCGGTAGCACATGGCAACCGTTGGCGTAGTTAAGGCGATTGTAACCGCTGACGTAGCTCAACTCAAAAAAGGAATGAACGAGGCTCAACGTAGCCTTGATAATTTCAGCAAGAACGCTAAAGCTGTAGGTAAGAGCATGACCATGAAGGTCACGGCTCCGCTCATAGGTGTAGGTGTTGCCGCTGGAAAGATGGCTTCCGATTTTGAGTATTCGATGACTCAAATCGAAACTTTGGTAGGCAGATCAGTTCAAGAGGTTCAAACACTTAAAGGTGCTGTTCTTGGCTTATCAGGTGAAACAGGGCGAGCGCCTAAAGAACTTGCTGACGCTATGTTCTTTATTACATCCGCTGGTCTTGATGCTAATTCAGCTACTAAAGCTTTAGAAGCTTCAGCTAAAGCGGCGGCAGTCGGTCTTGGTGACACTGTTGTAGTAGCTGACGCTGTTACTAACGCTATGAACGGTTATGGCATGTCAGCGGATGGTGCGGCTTTTGCAACAG